GACGAGATCGACCTAGCATCTAACAAGATTCTATGTTTACAATCTGTACTAGAAGGCAAGGGTGTTTTCCTCAAGAAAATCGGTAAGTATGTCAGACCTGCAGACGGATTCAATGTAATCGCAACTGCTAACACCAAAGGTAAAGGTTCTGAGGATGGTAGATTCGTAGGTACAAATGTTCTTAACGAAGCATTCCTTGAGAGATTCCCTGTAACCTTCGAGCAAGAGTATCCATCTGCATCAGTTGAGACTAGAATTCTTCTTGCTAATGGTTGTGACAAAGACTTCACAGAGAACCTAATCAAGTGGGCAGGTGTTATCCGTAAGACATTCTATGATGGTGGTGTTGACGAAGTTGTAACTACACGTCGTCTAGTTCATATTGCAAAAGCATATGCTATCTTCGGTAATCGTTTGACAGCAGTAACAAACTGCATCTCACGTTTCGATGAGGACACCAAGCAATCATTCCTTGACCTTTATACTAAGGTTGATGCAGGAGAAGAAATGGAGGATGAAGAGAATAGTTGACAAAGATTGAAAAGCATTGTATACTGAGAACGAGAAAACTTCTCGGTATATAATGAAATACAATGAAGATGTGATCCTTGACGAAGTGCGGTCTTATGTGTCCTCCACATATGACCGCCATTATTCTTCTGGGAATATTCAAACCCTAGACCTAATCGAAGCGGTTGGTGATGCAGAAGCATTCTGTCGCAGTAACATCTTGAAGTATGCCTCTCGATATGATCGTAAAGGTACACCCAAAGATGATATGCTAAAGATTATGCACTATGCCATTCTTCTTTACCATTTTAATCAACACAACAATGACAGTAACTATTCCAACTTACCCAACACTTAAAACGTCTAGCAAAGAAATGATTGACATTACACCTAGAACAGTTGAAATTCTAAAAAACTTCTGTACTATCAACAAATCAATAGTAATCAAAGCAGGAAATCAAATAGCAACCCTTAGCATTAATAAGAACATTCTTGCTATTGCTGATGTAGAAGAAACATTTGATTCTGAGATTGCTATTTACGATTTAGGTATGTTCATCAATGGACTATCACTACTAGATCAACCAAGGATCGATACAACTAGCAGCACCTATGTAACTATTACAGATGCTAAGGGTCGTTCTAAGACCAGATATTTTTATGCTGACCCTGATATTATTACTCAGGCACCAGAGAAAGAAATAGAACTTAAGGAATATGATGTATCTTTCCATCTTGATGCTGAAACTTTAAGACAACTCAATAAGGCAGCATCTATCTACGCACTACCAGACCTATGTCTGTTTGGTGATGGAGAGACAATGAACCTAACAGTGACAGATAAGAAGAACGAAACTTCTAATAACTTCTCTGTCAATGTAGGAACTACAACTGAGAATTTCTGCTACTGTTTCAGAGTAGAAAACTTAAAACTACTTGCAGGTGCGTATGACGTATCTATCAGTAGTAAGAACGTTGCTAAGTTTCAAGGCAACGGTATCAAATACTTTATTGCACTAGAACCAAATGCATGATGATTTTCTCTGGGTTGAGAAATATCGTCCTAAGAAAGTAGAGGATTGTATTCTCACACAGAATGTGAAAGATACCTTCTCTAGTTTTGTTGAGCAGGGGGAGATACCTAATCTCCTCTTGTCTGGCACAGCAGGAGTAGGTAAGACTACTATTGCGAAAGCACTTTGTAATGAACTTGGAGCAGACTTCTATGTTATCAATGGATCGGACGAGGGGAGATTCCTCGATACCGTTAGAAACCAAGCACAAAACTTTGCTGCGACTGTATCTCTTACAGGTGGAGCAAAGCACAAAATCCTTATCATCGATGAGGCAGACAACACTACCCCAGATGTACAACTTTTACTTCGGGCATCGATAGAAACATTCCAAAAGAACTGTCGCTTTATCTTTACTTGTAACTTCAAGAATAAGATTATTGAACCTCTACACAGTAGAACAACTGTAATAGATTTCAATGTTCGTGGTAAATCAAAACAACTTCTAGCGGGTGAGTTCTTTAACAGGTGTCGTGACATTCTCACTAAAGAGAAAGTCACTTTCAATAACAAAGTTGTAGCAGAGGTAATCCAAAAGTATTTTCCTGACTTTAGGAGAACACTAAACGAACTACAACGCTATGCTTCTACAGGTGGCATAGATACAGGGATACTAGCAACACTCGGTGATGCCAAGATCGATACTCTCGTAGATAGTATGAGAGATAAGAAGTTCAATGATGTGAAAGCATGGGTACAACAGAATCTAGATTCAGACCCTGCATCAATCATGCGTAACTTATACGATAACTTGACAAGTGTAATGGATGGTCCTAGCACTGCAGCAGCAGTTCTAATTATTGCAGACTACCAATACAAATCTGCATTCGTAGCAGATCAAGAAGTAAATCTTCTTGCTTGTCTTACTCAACTTATGATGGAGTGTAACTTTAAATGAATCTTTTCCTATCTTGCCCACCAGTATACACACTACCTGGCACTTGGAATGATCCAGAAAAAATAGCAAAATGCTATGATACAATGATACCGCATGGTAACTTTGTAGGTTTAAATCAAACAGGACAGTTTATTGCAATCATAGCAGGAGCATTTTTAATCCTAACAATCTATGGTGCAACTAAAGCATTCTTTAATAATAAGGATTTAACAGATCCTTGGGATGATCATGATGACTAACAAATTTATGAGAAAACGTGAAAAGATTAAAGCACAAGTCAAATCCAGATTCTACTACTGGTTCTGGGGTGCTACAGCAGTTGCTGTTGTAGGTGGTCAACTATATGTTGGTACGTCCTACCGTATTATGGCAAAGTCAATGAACAGATGGTTTGAGGAAACTGTTGACTTGTTACAAGACCCAATAAAACCTAGAACTGGTGATAAAGGATACTACATGCCTATGCCAGGTCCTGAGATTTATCCTGATTATAGTGGCATACAATAAAACACCTCTAAGATATCCTGGTGGCAAGTCAAAGGCACTTGCAAAGTTGTCTGAACAACTACCAGACCTTAATGCTTATGAAGAGTTTCGTGAACCCTTCTTAGGTGGAGGTTCTGTAGCAATCTATATCTCTCAAAGATATCCTCACTTAGACATATGGGTAAATGATTTATATGAACCCTTGTATCAATTTTGGAAAACTCTTCAGAATGATATAGTTAGACTAAGGAATGAACTTATACAACTTAAGCAAAGACACGCTGATCCATGGACAGCAAGGATTTTATTTAATGAATCAAAAGAGTATCTACAAAAAGATCCTCATTTAACTGAACCATTTCATAGAGCAGTTGCATTTTATGTTACAAACAAATGCTCATTTAGTGGGTTGTCAATGAACTCATCATTCAGTAAACTAGCATCTGAACAAAACTTTACTTTACACGGTATAGACAATCTTCCTTACTTTAGTATGTTGATAAAGAGGTGGACTATTACAAACCTTTCATATGAACAGTTAATGAAACCTGATAATCTCACTGAGATTAATACTACTAAATTTTTATATCTAGATCCTCCATATGAGATCAAGTCTAATCTCTATGGAACTAAAGGAGATATGCACAAAGGATTTAGTCATGAGTTGTTTGCTAGAGATTGTATGAGTTGTGACATTGACCAGTTGATATCTTATAACGATAGTAATATAATTGAAAATAGGTTTGAAGGATGGACAGCATCAACATACGAGCACACATATTCTCTGAGACATAGCGATGCAAACTATATTGAAAATCAAAAACAACGTAAAGAACTTCTCTTAAGAAACTATGTCATATGATGATCGGTACCCCTTATCGGCATACCTTAACTCCATCAACCTCAATAAGAAGAGTGTACTAGACACTGACGATCCTGGATGGGAAAAGAACTATCCTCCTTACATCATCAATAAGTGTATGTCACATCATATGGATACTGTATTGTATGCCAATGAGATGAATATGAAGCATGATATACCTAGTCGTTTACAGTATGATTTTTATATACATATAGTCAGACCTAGGAAGAGATTCTCTCCTTGGGGTAAGCAGGATAAGGTGAAAGATCTTGATGTTGTCAAACAATACTATGGTTATAGTAATGAAAAGGCAAAGCAAGCATTACGCATCCTATCTCCTACACAACTAGACTACATTAAATCCAAACTGAACAAAGGGGGTAAGAGAAGATGAATGAAGTGGAATGGACTAAAGATAATATGATTGAAGTGAACCTCAAAGAACCTGATGATTTTTTGAAAGTTCGTGAAACACTTACAAGGATAGGAGTAGCATCTCGTAAAGAGAGAAAACTTTATCAATCATGTCATATCCTCCATAAGAAAGGACAATACTACATTGTACATTTTAAAGAACTATTTGCATTAGACGGAAAGAAAGCAAACCTATCAGACAATGATGTACAAAGAAGAAATAGAATTATCAAACTACTATCTGATTGGGGTCTTGTAGAGATCGTAAAGGAAACAGAAATAAAAGAAGTCGCACCTTTAAGTCAAATCAAAGTTATAGCATATAAAGAGAAAGGTGAGTGGACATTAGAATCAAAATATAATATAGGAAAGAAACGTACTGCAGAATGAGCAATTTTTCATATGATGTTCATTGGTTGAAATCACCAGGATATTTAACAGCAGATGTCCCATCTCCTGTTGCAGCAGAACTGCGAGGGAGTATGGACTCATTGATAAAGAACTCCGAAACAGATGCTAGAAAAACTCTAAGGGGTCACTTACAAGAAGAGTGGACTTTACCTTTGACTAAAGAGATCAGTGCATTCACTCGTTGCCTTTCATATGAATACATCAAACAGTTTGGTTTCCAACCTGCTATGGGTATAGCAGAGACTATGAGAGAGATTCAAACATCTGATTTTAAACTACAAAGACTATGGGTAAACTATCAAAAGAAATATGATTTCAATCCTCTACATATACAC